AACAACCAGCGCCACCGCCGCCGCCCCAGTAATAATTATTTCCATCTATATCTATTTGAATACCATTACCAGCATGAGGAGTAGAAGAGGTACCAGCTTGTCCCGCACCACCACCTGGACCTCCAGAGTTAAAACCAGACGGTGTCGTTCCACCAACATTAGAATAACCATTTCCAGTATGATTTATAGGACCAGGTTGACTAGCTCCACCAGCAGCTCCAACATTAGAATAACCACCACCACCACCAGAACCACCAGTTAAACCGGTAATAGCATTATAAGTACCACCAGCACCACCACCTAATGCAGTTTCAGTTATAAAAGTAGTATTACTACCACTAATCCCCCTTACTCCTGTTCCAGTAACTCCAGCACCACCAGCACCAATCACAACAGTATAGCTGCCACTGTTCAAAGAAGCAGCAGTAATATGCATAACTCCACCACCACCGCCTCCACCACCGTGTCGACCTCCTCCCGAAGCTCCGCCGCCCACAATAAGTACGTCTACAATACCTGTTGAGTCAACAGTAAATGAACCTGAAGATGTAAATGTATGAACTTTGTAAGCTCCAGAAACGGTAATTGTACCTCCAGAAGCTGTAAACTTATTACTCATTTGGTCCCAAGCAGTTCCTGAATACACCTTCATAACACCACTAGAAGTATCCATCCATAAATCACCAGCAGCAGGGCTGGTAGGTGCAGTTGCAGATTTAGTTACAAAGTCAATACCAGTCAAACTAGCACCACTAATAGCAGGTAAAGCACCTGTAATAGAACTAGCCGCAATACCAAGAGACTCAACGTGAGCCTTGGTAGCAGGAGGGCTCAATGCTACAATTTTAGAATCTGTTTCTGTCTTAGTATATCTATTGCCTAATGCTGTAGTTGTGGTTGCTGCATAGTTTGCGTCATCTCCTAAAGCCTCGGCTAGCTCATTAAGAGTATTAAGGTTAGCTGGAGCAGTATCAATGACTGCATTCACAGCTGATGTGGCTGCACTTGCTGCACCAGAGGCACTAGTTGCTGCAGCTGAAGCTGAGGTAGATGCCTCACCAGCCTTAGTAGAGGAAATACCTGCTTGAGTAGTAGCCGTAGATGCTGAAGTCGCTGCAGAGTTTTTACTAGATAACGCATTAGTCTCTGCTGTCTCAGAACTAGCCTTAGCTGATTCAGATGCAGTCTTAGCTGTCTCTGCATTAGTCTTAGCTGTTGTAGCTAAAGCAACTTGAGCTGCAGCTAGTGTAACCTGAGCTGCTCCATCTGTTGCTGCTTCACCTGCTTTTGTTGTAGCAATACCAGCTTGAGTAGTTGCTGTCGAAGCTGATGCTGCTGCATTAGTAGCTTGAGTAGCTGCTGCTGCAGTTTGTGTAGTACCTTCTGCAATTATCCCCGCAACAGTAATATCTGCTGTGGCTGCCTCAATTGACTTAGAGGTAAGTAAAACGTCTTTATCAGTACTACTACTAGTTAAGCCATCGACTTTATTTTGTAGGACTGTTTCTAAATTGGATAAGTTTAATCCCATATTATGCTCCTATGCCTACCGTACCTAAACTCGAGTTCAAAGTTCGTAGTGCTTGAATTGATTTACAGATTAGTAGTACGTCTTTAAGAGAACTACTAGTAGTTAAGTTATTAACCTTAGTTTGTATTAAGGCTTCTGTAGTAGTTTGATTTACTGGCATAGTCCTCCTATAGTCCTGCTAAAGCTAATATTTCAAGGTCATCTATATCAACTACTGCTTGGTTAAGCGTAGCTGAGTTTAGCTTATCATCAGTAACTGCGTCATCAATGATATCATCAGTTTCTACTGAGTTATCCTCAACTGCTACTGGTTGGCCTCTACCAATATATCCTGACATTAGGTTATCTCCATAACAGAAAGCATTACATCAAGTTTACCTGCAACTGAACCTTTAGCTTTCAAAATATCTCCAGTTTGTAGAACCACCTTTCCATCGATAAAGCTTAACGCTGTACCTGATGGGACTGGAGTATCTGTACCCGTTAAGTTAATTTCGTTGGTACCATCATAAACTGAGATAGTTGTAGTGATGGTATTCGCAGTATCTGTGTTAGATACTACACCTCCGATAATAACTGCGGTAGTGTTTGCAGGCACAGTATAAACGGGGGCTAGCGTACTGGCTATCGCATTACTTGTTAGCCGTTTAAATGTATTTGCCATATATTCTCCTAGCCAAGTGCGATTGACATAGCTATTGCGTTATCTATAGAATCAGTAGCACTCGATACACCTAAGTTAGTTCTAGCCGTAGCCGCATTACTGATATCACTGAGATTAGAACCTTTCTCCATCTTATCTGTATTTAGATTAGTGAAGTTATCATCTACCTCATCATTAGTAAGAGGTGACCCTTTAGTAGCTCGATTTGTTATCGTAGACATAAGTACACCCCTCTAATATTAAGTAGCTGATAAAGTAATAGTCCAGGTTACTGCCATCGTATCATCTGCTGCTTTGTTAACAACTGCGAACGTTGTACGTGATAACATGTCACCACCTGTAGCAGCATTAAAAATACCTGCTTCTTTAACTGCACCTGTACCATCACCTGCTTCAAACGAAGATACATACTGTATTTTCTCGTCATTAGTACCTGTGATAGTTGTACCACCGGTAGGGTCTAAAATTTCTCTAGAACCTAAGATAGATACTAAGTCTGATTGACCTGCTGCTTCTGCAGTAGAGCTAGAACCTAGTGCCATGTGAGACATTACTGCTTTAGTTGTGCCTTCCATACGTGAAATAATAAATGCTAAACCTTTGTTTACTACAAGGTTCTTTTCTACACGCTCTTCTTTTACTTTACCGTTCTTATCTTTAAGTACGATGTTTAGTTGGCCGGAGAGCTTCAAGTTTTCGTTAATCATAATTAACTCCTGTTAAAAGTTTCTGGAAGCTCCGACATAGTCTTCCGCAAAATAAGTGAAGTCAGAGTAACCCTGACTTTTTAACGACCCCGAGTCGGTCAACGAGGTTGAGTTCAAAATTCTTTTGTTCGGTACTACATCTGCCGAATCTGACACACTGTATGAATCAATGGAGGGAGCTAACGTCACATCTAGTGCTAAAGCATCCCCTACAACAGGTGTATCGCCTATTAGTTTACCAAAATTAAAGTTGTATGTTTCAGTAAATAGAGAACCATCAGCTAGAGTTTTACCTACAGTTATATCAACAATATCTACAGCATTACTGCTGTTGGTAAAGTCCCTAGTAAACTGGATAGTTATAAGTACACTGTCTGTAATATCTGCCACGTTAACAGTGTTTTTAAAGTACTGCATCTCTTGATCATCAAGGATTGACGCAGTTCCATCAATATCATCTGTAGCACCTACAACATCAAATAAGGCTTTTACTAATGCTAGTGTCTCTGTATCTGTGAAACCTGCAGCATCTTGTGTATTCTTGAAAAAGGATAACGTGTCAATTGTATCAACTAGTGATGGAGCCTCTGTAAGTGCTTTATTAAAGGCTTTATAGTCTGCATCTGCTATAGAAGCAAGGTTCTCACCTAAATCCTTATCAAAATCTACAAAGTGGCCATCATTAAATAGTGGGGTATCAACTAAAGCTTTTACTGTAGCAAACGTTTCGTCATCCGTTATACCGGAGACAGTTTCTGCTGTAGCTTTGCCAATACTTAGAGTATCGATATCAGTAAATAGCGGATTATCTAGTAAAAGTTTATTAAAACTAAATGTATTACTATCAGTGAATATTGAACTATCTACTGAGTATTTACCTGAAGCTAATGTTTCAATATCTGAGATATACGTACTATCTGCTGAATTCTTACCTACATTGAGTGTGTCGTCATCTGTAAAGCTAGCTGCATCATTATATTCTCTAGTGTACGCAACCATTCTGAAGAAGACGTCTGTAACCGCAGCAAGATTAGTTGTAATCTTATGGTATTGCATTTCCTGATCATCAAGAATAGATGCAGCACCATCTATGTCATCAGTAGCGTTTACATTGTCAAACAGGAACTTAGCAAAAGCTAAAGTTTCACCATCAGTAAACCCAGCAGCATCCTGAGTATTCTTGAAGAATGCTATCGTATCAATAGCATCTACTAACGAAGGTGCCTCTGTTAATGCCTTGTGGAAATGTAAATAGTCAGTATCTACAATATCAGTAATGTTTTGCACATCCTTATTGAAAACATAAGCATGAGCATCCGCAGTAGCTGAACCATCTATTAGAGGTTTAACTAAATCATATCTGTGAGTATCAGAGGTAGTTGCTATATCTGCTAGGCTCTTATAGAAGTGTAGTACATCTATATCTGCAACAGTAGGATTATCGGCTAGTACTTTATTGAAAGCATTTACTGCATTTTCAGCAACTGAAGGATTATCTGTAAGTGTCTTGAAGAAGTCAATCATGAATTCATCAATAGCACCTGTGCCATCGTATACATCTACACTGCCGAAGAATTCTGATTCAATTAAGAAGTGACCCAGCTCAATAGCCATTGTTATAGGCAATAGCTTAGCTTCGTAAGATATCCCTAATTGTTTTGTAGTCGAGTCTTCTAGTACGGTATTAGCGGTAAGCTTAATACCTAACCGCTTGATAGCGGCCTCCATTGCGGCAATTGCTACAACAGAGTCTATCTTCATGCGAATTCGTCTCTAATCTTAAATTTAATAATATCGAATAGAGTTTCTTTAGTGCCTCCAGGACCCCCACGAGTAACTTCTATCTCACCGTGATAGTTACCAGGATTTTGATCTAAATCAGAAGCATCCCAGTTAACTACTGCAATGCCTTTTTTAGACTCGACAGGATCAGGATTGATGTATAAACTTTTACTGAATAATACAGCACCGCCTGTTTCAGGTCTAAAGTTTAACTTAACAGTAGCGCCAGTTAAATCTGTTGCTGTACCTGTATCTTCATCTGTAAGAGTTAATCTGAGCTGTGGACCGGTATCACCTTTAACGAATTTAAATACCTCACTAAATTGTGATTCCGTTGCTTCAATATCGTTAGGTGAGAATGAACTATAATTTGACATTAGATAAATCCTCTATCAGTTAATTTAGTATTACTATCTAGGTTGTCTGAATTCATTAGTCCAGATAATTTAATGTTCTTTATGTTTTCCATAAATCTTAAATAGTAAGTATTATTCTCTGCTTTCATGTCACCACTGATTGATGCATGAGCTTTGTATGCTACGTAAGTCAGTAGCGCTTCTGTGTAGACTTCAGGTAAATCAAGGAAGTCTGTAGTTTTAGTCACCTTTGTAGGCACTGCAACGTAAATTAAACTAATATCATCTCTTTTCTGCTCATCTGTACCTTTAACTAACATCTTGAATGGTGCAGGGAATAAGATTGAAACGTTGTAGTCGATTTTATCTACAATATTAGACTTCTCATTATTAATAGGAATCTCTGTACCGTCATCGTATGAGGCACTAACTGCGAATAAGAAGTCGGTTGGGATACTATGTAGCGAGTTAGGTTTCACGTCTGTGAATACTATCTCTTTAAAGATTAACGAAAACCTTTTATGTATCTCTACATTAGCTAAATTAATGAAGTTAATTAGCGCTGCTTTATTTTCCTTCTGTTTGTCAGTAGGAGTTGCATCGCCCAAATCACTAACAGCTAGTTGTTTGATTTCTCCTGCAGTAAGATAGGATAAATAATCAGAGACGTACATAGTAAATCCTAAAATGGTTTACCCTATAATACCACGTTATTTTATAGGCAGGTTGTTTTTACACAAAATAAGAGCTATCGCCTGTTTCCTCAGGGTCTTCATCATCCCACAGCATGCTGCCATCTTTACTATCTGCAGTAGATACTTCACTAGGTTTCCATGCATTAAACTCACCCAACATAGAGATGTTATCTATCTGATCATCATGCTTAGACTTAAAGCCTTTAATTGTTGCTAATGCTAACTCATTCATCATCTCAGCTAACTCTGTAGAGTCTTTAAGCTCTTCAGGGAACCATATCTTTCCAGATTTGAATAATGGTACTGCCATTTGCTGGAATCTACTCATCTTATCTTTATTAGGGCGTATACCTGGTGAAGACTTTCCACGTCCAGATGCAAGAGTGAAATAGATATTACGGTTCATCATCTCATTCTGGATCCACGCTATAAAGCCCCCCTGCTGCCCAGTTACCTCCACACCTACTTCCTGTGGGCGATATTTCTGAGCTAATCTAAACAATTCATCTATAGATTTATCCATCAAAGCTTTCTTACAGAATCCATCTACCCATAACCAGTCACCTTGATTATTGTACGCCCACACATTAATTGTACTAAAGTCAGCAGACTCTTTTTCACTAGTAGCAAAGTCAGTCGTAATATAGAAGTTAAACGCCCCCATATTATTCTTAACATTAGCGTGCTTATACCAAGTTAGGTCACCATCCTTGATCAGACGCTCTTCCTCAGACATAATCCTGAGCATTAACTCCTGATTAAAACTGTCTAGCTTACCGGCACCTTTAGACTTATCATATTGATTCTTAACATATTCATAATTAAATCTATCCTCCCAAGCACCCTTAAACTCACTTTCAGGTACAGGGAATTCTTCACATACAGGGTAAACATTTACATACCATACCCCAGATTCTACAGCTTTGTACAATGGGTCCTTAGCATTGAACGGAGTCCCAGACCAGATTACTTTACGTCTATTAGGGTGTAGAGCATAGTCAATAGCTGAATATATCGTGTTTTCTACACTTTCAATGATAGTTGGTGACCTAGCATCGTCATCAGACAGTAGATCATCCAGTATAGCTAGTTGAGGACGTGTGTTAAGTTCCACTGTACCACGAACACCAGTTTTAGCACCATGTCCAGTTATAACAAGCTCTTTACCTTGCTTATTCCTGAAGTACCATCTTATATCAGTAAACTTAGCAAGGTCTAGATAGGCCTTTAAAAATGGGCTATTCTGACATCTACGCTCTAAACGCAGTCTCATTTTCTTTACACCATTCTCAATTGAGTCAGAAACGTATAAACCGTAGTCTACGTCTCCAAACCCTGGAATAGAGCCATATACAGATAAATATAGTATTAAGTACTCCGCCAAGATGGTGGTCTTAGCTAAACCTCGTGAGCACATATTAACAGTATTCTGTCTCTTCCCAGTGATGTTATCTAACATCTTGTAGTGAATTACCGGTGTTTTGTTTTCCTCACCTTTCTCACCATTAACTAACTTAATAAAGCTGACAAACTCCAACGCAAATTCACTAGGCACATAGCTAGGATCTGTAGTGTAATCTATATCGTTTAACCATTCCTCTACGGTTTTCTTAATTAATTCAGGCATTATGTCTCATCATTGCTAGAATCATAATCAGCTTCAACTAACAAATAACTGACCTCCATAGATATCTGTTCAAACTTATTTCTTTGCACAACATCAGTGGAATCATTCATACCATCTTGAGCCATCTTTTTAATAGCTTTCAGTTTTCCTAGACAATCGTTCATACAATGGATCATTTAACCTCCTCAAAATCAGTGTCAGTAGATTCTTTCTTTCTAGCAATAATATCAGAGTGTGCAATATACTCAGCTGTAACAGCTCCACTTTGAATCATCTTAAGTTGTTGTTGAGCTAATGCTCTAGTAGTTTCCCTAAGTTCATCAATACTGTCATTAGAGTAATTAACGTCAATCTCAATCTTAGCCGTTTCTGGAGCTTTTAACTGTGTAATCAAACACTCAGCTGCCTTCTGCCTAACTGTCTCTGATTTCGCATTCCTCATAAGCTCAGCCTGTACATTGATAGCTTCTTGATGTACATCCATGTTTAGAATGTGCACAGGTACCAACGTACGCTCCAGTATCTTGTGCACCAACGTACCTTTGTTGTACGTAGTTGCAAAGCTGGATATCGTCTTCATCGGTGTGTTTTTATCTACCAATCTCTGATATCTCTCAGGGAATGTCTTGGCATAAGCAATCGTATTAGAATCTCCGATTAGTTTGTAGCTAACAAACTTCACAGCATTGAGATATTCTTGCATCCCATACCTACCCATCTGCAACACATCAGAGAAACCTAATAGGTTTTCTTTGTACACATCTCTAAACTCATCACCCTCAGTAGCGTTAACAAACTTCACCATGTCTTCAGTAACGTTGTGTCTAAATTTCTTGGGCATACTGCCTTGCAGTTGCACCAGTGTTAAGTTGTTGCTTGTTTCTTTATTGACTAATTGCACGTTTATCCCATTCCTCTCTAGCTATTAATTTACGATGTTCTTCACCAAACCACCAGTGATGGGGGTTAATGTAGAAGTGAATTCCATTACGTTGAATCATATCTGCCCCAATCAAACCTTTCATAGCAGCACTGACATTTGAACTACTGATGCTTAAAGCATCACCCACCTCTTTTTGTGTAGTGCTGGTGTGATTATCTAAATCACGAGCATTCCATAAATGTTTCCATATACGTTGTTGAGTCTTAGGGC